CTATCTAAAATATAAAGAATGGGTTTAGCATAATGACCTACATAATTATTGCCATTAAAATAAGCATGGGTTTGTGCTACATGACGACCACCATTCAACGGTTCTTCTTCATGCCATAATTTAGTGTCATCTTGAGATGGATCACTCATCGTCAAGTTATAAACAAAAGTGTGAGCCGCCGTTGTGAAATTCATTCGATAAAAAATAATATTATTTTCTTTGATCAAGAATCCGCGACAATCTGAAACTTGATTGAGTTTTCCATAGGTAGCTAATTGCGCATCAAGAGCCGATGTACTAATAGGTGCAGCTTGAGTGCCATCAGTTTGCATGACTGATCCTAAACCATCACGACTCTGCGATAAAAACACCATCGTATCAAAGCTAACAGAAATGCTTCCAACAGCAGGCGTTCCATATTCAATCAGAAGTGAATTGTTTCGTCTGAATGGAAGATTGCTTCCTAAACCTGAGTTTTCCCATACTTCAGTGAAAAATGCACTGAACAAAAATAATCGTCGATGCAATGTGCGACATGCAACAATATTGCCTGGATGTGTTGTGATAGAACCTTCTTGTAGTTGACCAAGACTTAATATTTGATTATCAGCACCTGCATTTGATAATGGAATTATTCCCATTCCAGCAATTGCATTCGCGTAAGTTGATGCTAGTTTTATCGTTGATGATGAGATAAAAATAGTATAGTAAGTCTGTCCTATATTAAATCCATCGGGGATTTGACCGGTAAATGTGACAGGCGCTACAGCATTAGCCGTAAGTACAATTGGCATATTAGAAATCGCATTTCCATAAGTTGTCGCAACTTCAATAGTTGAAGCACCTGTATTAATCGCATAATATTTTGTTCCTGCAACAATAGGCGTTGGTAGTGTTCCTGTACCACTGAATTTTATTGGTGCGCCTGTCGGATAATTAGCAGATGTACCTGGCGATGTGATATTAAGCGTATGATTTTCAGCACCAATATTCGTTGTAAAATTAACCCCAGTCAAAGGTGCCACTAACACAACCGGAACACCCGTCCTATAATTATCGGTTCCTGTTGCTCCACCTGGAAGGCTACTTCCTAGAATAGTAAAAAGATTAGTGACAGCACTCGCCGTATAAAAATTCTCAGCAGGTCCCCAGACCATGCCTTGATTGAAACTGGATAACTGAAAATTATTCGTACCGCCATTTGCTACAACAAAAAATCCATCCAAGGAGGTGACATCAATTGGTTCTGTAGGAAATGATGTATCAGTGATTAGATTGAATGTTTGGGCAGTAGTATCCCAAATATATCCATTCTGGCCATTTACAAAAATGACTTGAAAAGTGTTAGCTTCAATTGCAGCATAACCTGTACCATTTGAAATGGTACCTAACAGTGAAACACTATTACCTACAAATTGCGCTCTAAAACCACCTGTCTGTGACCCAAATACTAAATTGGTATTAATGAGTCCTGATGTGTTAACAAGAGCTTTGGGTTTCTTACCGCGCATATCGTGATATTCAAAGGCGTTAAGCGATCTCTCTGCATCTATGCTTGAGATAATCTGATTGTTATAACTTCCAACAATTTCATAGTCATCAGTTTGTATCATTAATAGCTCAAAATATTAGGCCAGTAGAAAGGCTCTGGCGCTGTCAGTACGACGGATGGACGTATCGTTAAATCCGTTTCATTAGCATTCTTTAGATTCATGTAATAATCTTGGTACTCATCTTCATTTTGTTGAGGCCAGTTTGCGGACGGATAATAAGAAAGCCATTTACGGCCCAAGGCATATTTCATAAATCCATAATAGTAAGGAGGCAGTTCACCTAACGTGTCTTGATTAGTCAGAGAATTAAGCATGCACTTCACTTGAATTGAGAATGGATAAGGTTGGTCAGGAACCGGATAAACTGTGATAAAACTTTCCTGAGCTTGCTTATTCAAAAATATGAAACCAGGACGCGCCAATAAATTCGTTTGACGAACAACATTCCAATAAGTAGCCTTATTAATAATTCGCAAAGGATAAACAAGCGCAGTCGTAATAGGTTGTGGAGGCGGTGTGGTGCTCGTTGGTGTAATGACAAACGTTCCCGTACCCGTTCCATTGCTTGTAATAGGAATGAAAATACCGGCACTCGCATTAGAAAAACTGGTTGCAGCCAAAATGTGATTTGCATCAACAAAGATAGCGTAATAAGTTACATTCGGTAGTAATGGTGCTGGTAAAGATCCACCTGCAGTTGCAACTACAGTAAACGACGTACCTGTCGAATAACTATTACCTGATGTCAGAATCAGATAACTATTAATCTGAAAATTCGTAATGAAATTACTGGTCTGAGGGCCAGGATTAACGCCCGTTGATGGAACAGTATAATTTGCAAATGACAAATCAATAATACGATCTTGCTTGATATTTGCTGGCATCATATCAGAGATGGAATAGGTATCAACGCCTACACGAAAAACGTAATCAATCGTTGTAAGATAAGGAATATAAATTCCATCAGCTGCAAATTTATCTAATATCTCATTAATTAATTCTAATCCTGTTTCAAGCATGAACCCATCGGGCGTTTCAGCAGTTCCGAGTTCACCGATTAGAAAAAGAGAATTAACGATGAGATCATTAGTCGTCCTAACAATTTGCGGCATCCTTGCCTCCACATATCAAAGATGAGGATTCAGTAATTTTTATTACCGAATCCTTCTTGACATCAAGAATCGTCGCCTTCCCCATCAACAGGGAATGCAACATTATCAAGACCTTTTGTTAGGCTCTTTCCAAATTCTTGAGCATGGGCACCGTTATTGCACATATAGGCATTAAAGTGCATGCTTTCTTCTTTAAGCATCGGTGAACGACCCGCATAACGTGCTTGTTCATTTTGTACTTTCTTTACAAACTCGTTTTTTGAGGAGTGTTCGGCTTCTAATCTCTTGTGGCGTGTTCCCGCAATCGACACTTCCTTTGAGGGGTTCCCGTTGTATCGGTTTTTCATGTTGAATCTCCTTATATTCCGTTTTCATCCATTTACCGGATGCCACTAATTCATTTGCTAACTTTTCATTCACCATCATCTTTCGTTTATCGCGTTGGTGTTGAATCAAAATTAATTGCATCCGGTCGTCCTTATGACAGTAATTTTACTGAGTATTGTGGGTGCCATTGGAATCCACACAGAATGTCTATACGCATTAAGTTTTGATATCCCAAGATATCGCCAGATTGTGTGATAGCTAGCGATAAACCGGTTTCAGGGTCAATTGCAACACTGGAAAAAGGCACTTGGAGTTTGTAAAGCGGAGGGCATACTATGTCAAGGGCTCTTGAGGGATAAGCCACATTCACTGAATAACTTGGCACCATCGTCACGACCGCATCATCAGGAACAGCATTGTCCACGTTTTGAAGTGGTGAACTTGTGCTGCTAATAATGGTTGGATTAACGCTGACTGTTAAGTTTCCGCTACCATCAGAACTTGCATTTGCGGTCACAACAAATTGCATATTTTGGCCGGTTGATGAGCGGCTTAATGGATTAACAGAATGAACACCAGAAACAGAAATCAAATCACCTGGTAAAAAGTAGTTGGTGACACTGATTGTTGCGCCATCCATTACTAATGTATTGCCGCTTGATACAGCACCATTGATTAATAATGTATCACCTGGATGCAATAATGGGCCTGCACCTGCGACGTGTTTAACAATGTTTTGAGATTGGAAAATGTCGAAATAGGACAAGTGACCAATTGCTGATTGACGCACGATATCTTCGTTAAATACCGGTGTAAAGTTGTTTAATAGCGCTGATTTTAGTGCTGAACCATCGCGAACCGTCATTGCAAGATAGGCATCAGATTGGATATTAACTCCCATCTCTAATAATTTTGCCCCGGCTAAATCGACTGACTGAAAAGAGCTAATGTTTGTTCCAGCTGTGCCAGTAAACAAATACAATTGTTGTTCAGCAGCAGAACAAATATCACGTTCCATTTGCGTTACAATATTTTGTATAGCAGGTTGGATAAACATCCGTGAGAAATCTTCGATTCGTAGAGACAAATCTTGTACGGTGTATGCAATAAGTGCGTGATATTGATGAGCCACTGTGATTGTTTCAACGGTTTCAATGATGTCTTGTGGAACCGCAGTAGATCCGTCTCCAACAATAAAATTATTTTGTCTACGTACTTGTAATGTGTCGCCGATCTTATATCCGGAACTC